CATTACTGACACCTTCAGACCACATTCTCTCTTTTAGAGAAGTGTGTGATGGGTTGGTTAGGTCGCAGACCCGGGGTGCTCCCGGGCGTCCCGGTATAGGGAAATTGAGCGAAAGCTCTTTTCCTATACCGGGGCAAAGTACGTGGTTATCATCCAAATTAATGGTGATAACAAAAGATAAAAGAATTTCCAATTTGCTTGAAGAAGCAATTAGGTCGATTCCTGAATCTAACATACGATGCACGACTGATTTATTGATTGTAGGACGTTTTCTTACAGATGAATTAGTCGTCCAATCAAAGTTTTCATATTCTGATGTTTCCAATCCTGTTATTTTCCAACAAGAAATGACGCACATTAGAACATGGTTAACTAAGATTGATCCAGAATGTACTTTCTTCCTTTGTGAAGATCGCTTTCTCTGGAGAGTATTATCATTTGTACAAGCTGAAATAGCTGTATTGAATGATGTGATTCCCGACTTTAATACCCGTTTTTCAACGCAAGCACAATCTCGATTGTTTTTTAATGCTTTAAAGTTTCCTAATTCGGATTTTGAGAAATATGTCAAATGGCATACTGCATGCCCTATGGCTTATCTCCTTTTTGAGTCCTTGCCAGATAAACCACCTGGTTTTCCTGGTCACTTTCTTATCTGGACAGGTCCAGTTAAGAGGTTCCTCAAAAATATCCTTAATAGACGTACTAAAGCAAATATTCTTAAAAAGGAGATTCCTGATATATCCCTTCGATTTTGTTTCGGGCTTCTACAGGGAGTGAAAAGAGGTTGCGCAATTGTGCCACCTGATTTTCTATTCCGTGAAGTTTGTAAACATGTTGAAGCAATGTCAACACCGCCTGATCTCGTAGATTACGAAGAACAGTATGATGTTGTTACTGGTCGTCCTTTGACTGACTTTACTCTTCAACGAGGCAAGTTATATTGGCCACCCGAATCTTTAGGTATTATACCCAAGAAACGGTTAGTGAAACCAATTGCACAAGTTTTTCGTGATCAAGTTAAGTCAACTATCAGACGATGGAATAAATCGGGGTCTTTTGAACTGACTGCTTATGAGCCATCCCATAATTCTTGTTTTGAGAAAACTCGACAAGATGGTGGTTCATATATGCAGATTGTTCAAGAGATGGAATTACCTTTAATAGAACAAGAAATAATCGCTAAGGGGAAAATAGTAATTAATAAATCATATCAACTCCCTAACATGGATTCTGTAAGTCAAAAATGTAAATCTGATTTGATTGAGAGAGAACAACTCCAGGACATTGTTGATACCTTTAAAGGTATGGAAGGTCTTGACCTTTCATCCTTTGATGGTGCCGACAGACCTAGAACTTCGGTTATTCCTTTAACAGAACCTTTAAAGGTTCGTGTTATAACCAAGGGTGAAGCTCTCCCTGCTTATCTAGCAAAATCATATCAGAAATACTTAAAGTCATATATAGATCGTTTTCCTGCATTCGTTTTAACCACTCGACCATTACAATCTGATGATTTCAGAAATGTATGGAAGAAAGAGACTACGATTGAGGATAAGTTCGGTATTAAACTTAATTTTGACTTACATGTCTCTGGTGATTACTCAGCAGCTACTGATAAACTCAATATTAATTTCACAAAACTAATTTTTGAGCGACACATGGCTGTAAGTGATATTCCAGAAGACATTAGGAAAATTCTACGACGTGTTCTTTATGAACAACGTCTTTATTATCCTAAGAAATATGTTAAATTGTTGAATGAATTATATCCAGAGTTAAATAAGGGAACACCTGATGAATTTTGTATAGACCAAGCAAATGGACAGCTTATGGGAAGTATTCTTTCCTTTCCTGTCTTATGTTTGGCAAATTTAATTTGTTATAAATGTGCCCTTGAAGAATACATTAGTTCTTTGAATCCTTCCAAACCACCAATTAAGGTCAACATATATGACCTTCCTGTATTGGTCAATGGAGATGATATATACTTTCGAACCAATTCTGATATGTATCAAATTTGGCTTAAGTATATCACCTACGCTGGTTTTAAATTATCCGTGGGTAAGAACTATGTGCACTCCTCTGTGTTTACTATTAACTCTCAATGTTTCACTTATGATGCAATAAATAATTCTCTTGTTGAGATAACTTACCTGAATGTTGGCCTTTTAATAGGACAATCTAAATCAGGTGTAGTAGGAGAAAAGTTACCTATTTGGGATTTGTATAACAAAGTCCTAAAAGGGTCCTACAATTCTCTTGATACTCACAAAAGATTTCTCTATTTCCATAAGAGGTCCATTGCCCAGATTACGCGTAAAGGATTCTATAATCTGTTCCTTCCTAGGATCCTTGGTGGTCTTGGCTTCATCAGAGTCAGCGAAACTATTCCAGTAACGTTAACACGATGGCAAAGACAGTTGGGATTATATTTTCATAATCAATTAACAGCGATTTATCAAAAACCCCACATCGGGGAAATTGATTTATCTCAAGCTGTTTTGTATGATGAAAATACCCCGATATACCAAGAACCATATCGAGGTGAGAGAGTGATTCAAAGTATCAAGACCCATGATATCATGCCTGAAGGTTATAAAAACCCTAAGGATGTTGTCAAAGAGGAGACACTTATGATTCATACTGCCGATTCACACTTTACTCCCAAATTAGAATTCAGATCTATATCTTCTAGTACACTTCGCTCTTTTAGAGCATCGTCGGAAAAGAAGTATCGTGGATCTATTGACTATTTTGGTTTTGAGCAATGTGTCAAAGGCCTCTACCCATATAGTATCATACAATCTGATACATACGATATGGCTTCCTATGAAAAGAACCTTTCTGAGGTTATAGCTAAGAGTGAAGTTGAGAATATTTTAGAACACCTTTTTGAGGTCACAGGTCCGGGTTTAAACCCGGACCTATAGATTCTATAATTATGCCTCCTTCACAGAAAGCAAACCTCACTACTAAGCAAAAGCGCCAAAGGCGTTCAAAGCAAAGTACTCAAGAAAAAGTTTTTGCTCCAGCAAGGATATTTACAGGGAATGCAGAAATGCGTCCCAAAAAAGTCCCTAAAGATAATGGTGTAAAGCTTTCACCTTGTGCAATTAAATATGCACTTGCGATTGCTGATCCATTTTCTCCTGGTGCTAAACAATCTTGTGTACCCAGAGCCCCTTCAATACCATCCTTGAAGAATACGGCGGTGACTCGTATTACAGCATTCGTCGGAACGAGTGGTGTTGGCTTTGTGTTATTGAACCCTACACTTGCTAATGATTTACCAGCTCTCTGGTATACACAGGCCACCTTTACGGGACTTGCGGTTACTCCGCTCTCTGCAAACAATACAATAACTACCGGTGTCACTACATCTAATCTACCTTTACCTTACAATTCAACATCTTTGTTGTCTTCAGGTGGGTCTTATCAGGTGTATGGACGAATCGTTTCATCTGGACTTCGTATAAAATATACAGGGACCACGATGAATGAATCCGGTGCTTATTACTGTTATGTTACACCTAATCATGACAATGTTATGGGGTATGCTGGATCTGCTAGTGCAGCTGGTGCTCTTTTAGAGACCAGTGTTACTAGTATTGATCGTGAACCCTGTTCCATTGCATGTTATGGTATAAATGATAACGAGACAACATACTCGAATACAAATTCGGGTACTTCCCAGTCGGTTTTGTTTCCTTTCAGTGCCATAAATAATACGTTTAACAATGGTTATACGTACAATCCCGGCTACTCAAATGGATCACCGATTGGGGTTATCATTTTTACTGGCGTTGCTGGATCTTCATTCTTAGTTGAATGTATCCAACATACAGAATATGCAGGACCGTCTGCAGCGACTTTAACTACTACTACTGATGCTGATACTATTGGATTTGATACTGTGCAGGCTGCGGCCTCTTTGCTTCCTTTAAAGAAACAAGAGAGCAACAACCAGCACAAATCTCCAATTAGTTTGATGCTTGAAGGTATTAAGGAAGTTGCTATGGCTTTGAAACCAGTTGCAATTAATTCTCTAGTCAAGTATGGTACAGCTATGCTTATGTAGCGTTTGTTACAAACCACGTACAGACCTAACCTATCCATCTACACTTCCGTGTAGAACCAACGGTCAACCATTCCGGTTGTGAGGCTATCCTCAACTTGTTCCCGCGAACAAGCCCGTGCC